GCCTACATCATCGCTAGACTGGAGAATCATGGGACTGGCAGACGATCTAACGGTCGTAAGGAGAGAACCTAAGCTCTGTCCGTTTGGGCGGTTGCTGCAGAAGTTGGATAAGCCGGATCGTGTCGCGTTGGAACGGGTGGTTGCTGAGATTCAGTCGGTGCCACCAGAGTTGCGGGCTGCTGGTCAAGGCACGGTTACGATCAAATGGATGCACGACGCACTCCGCAAGAACGGGTTTCATATTGGTCGGCAGTCCATCAACGACCATCTGAAAGGGGCGTGTTGCTGTGGGGCTGAGTGACGCATTGTCCACACCGCCTGTGGATCGTAAAGCGATGCTGGGCAAGATCGCTGACCTGCTGGATCGACAGGGGATTACGGTTGATGAGGTCGGCAAGATCAGCCGGGTGTCGTTGTATCAGTCGTTGACGAAGAACGATGACGGCGAAGCTGAGGTGCATGACCTGATTGGGTTGCAGTTCTCGCCGGCATGGGAGGCTGGCCCACAGTTTGATCCTGTGCGTCAAGGCCCACCGATCAAGGTGACTGCCCGACCGGGCAAGGGACTGCCGAAACCTGACGGCATGGAAACAGCGGTCATTCTGCCTGATATGCAGATCGGCTATTACCGTGCAGTTGACGGCGCGTTTGAACCAACGCATGATGAGCAGGCTATCTATGTTGCGGAGTCGATTATTGCGGCGGTGCAACCAGATCAGATCATCATGGTTGGCGACAATCTGGATGCCCCAGAGTTCGGGAAGTATCGGCTGTCGCCAGCGTTTGCTTTGACGACACAGGCTTCGATTGATCGTGCGACCGAGCTGTGTTTCCGGTTGCGCGCTATTGCTCCTAACGCGAAGATCATTTGGATTGCAGGTAACCATGAGGAACGAATCACGAACGCAACGCTCGACAATCTCAAAGCGGCGTTCGGTATCAAACGAGGTTTATCACCTGATTCTCTCCCCGTTCTATCTGTTCCTTTCTTGTGTCGCATGGACGAAACACAAGTGGAATACAAACCGGGCTATCCGGCAGGTTCGTATTGGATCAATGAGAGGCTTCGTGTTATCCACGGCGACAAAGTTGCGTCGGGAAATTCAACTGCTCACAAGTATTTGGCGACCAGCAAAACATCCGTCATCTACGGACACATCCACAGGCGCGAATGGGCAGAACGATCCCGCGAAGATTTCGATGGGGCGAAAACGATCCTCGCTGCTAGCCCCGGCACTTTGGCGCGATGTGATGGCAGCGTTCCGTCTACGAAAGGCGGCATCGACTTGGAAGGGCGACCGCTACCGATAGTGGAGGACTGGCAGCAAGGTCTAGCGGTGGTCACCTATCAGCCGGGGGACGGCCAGTTCTGGTATGAGCAGGTCGCCATCCACGGCGGGCAAGCTTGGTTCCGAGGTAAGGTATATGCGTGACCGGAAAGTACGGAATATGCGAGGTGTGCGGTGACTGGCTCGAACGAGGACAACGACTCTGCGAAGAATGTGAAGAAACCGGGGCCACCCCGAAACCCAAACGCCGAGGTGTACGACAAAGACGACCCGACGTGGCCGATGGTGATAGTCCAATGGCGTGACGCCCATTCCGGCGATCTGGGTTGGACACTCACCGCCGACTACGAACCCGATCCGTGTCTGCCATTGACGGTTGGTTGGGTATGGCCTGACTGCAAAGAGGGCTACCTAACGATTTGTGGAACGGTGATGAACACCGCCGAACATCCCGAAGTAGTTGGGGACGTGAACCATATTCCGTGGGAAAACATTGTGGCTTGCTACAGCTTGTCAACGTATATGCCGATCAACTGGAACGACGAACTTAGGAATTGACAAACCCTGCCACACCCCCTTAGTATCGTCGGTGGAGACAAACAAAGGAGAGAGAAAGTGTCTTTGATTTATAAACCTCAGCATGGTTCGGTCGAGTGGTTGCGGATACGACACCGCGACCCGGAAGGCAGGCCGGTGATCTCAGCGTCCGACGCGGCTGCTGTTCATGGCTGTCACCGTTTCAAGACGATGCATCAGTTGTTCGCTGAGAAGATCGCTGACGAACCGACGGTGACGGAAACGACCGCTGCGATGGATCGTGGCAACCGGCTGGAACCAATCATCGGCCAATGGGCTTCCGACGTGTTGGATGTGCGACTGGTGCAGCCGTCGTATATGTACTGGTTGGATCACAGCAACCATCCGATGATCGCCACCCTCGATTTCGTGGACGAGTACGGCTATGAGAACGGCACCCCGCAGCTCATCGTGGAAGTCAAAACGTATAACGGTGTGTGGGATGGAACCCTGCCCCCGTATTGGAAGTGGCAAGGTGTTCAGCAGGCCATCTGTGTTGGCCCGCACGTTGATCGTGTGACTTGGGCGATCTTTGATTCGACACTTCAGTTGCATATCTACGTGCAGGAAATCACCGAACAGGAACGGCACGATCATCTTGGTGCGGTACAAGACTTCTTGTGGTGGGTGAACATTGGTTCACCGAACCCGGAATGGCCGGCGTCGTATGAAGATGTGGCGTTGGTATTTCCCGAAGCGACCGATAAGCAGGTGGACATCACCGCACATCGTCAGCTGTTGAGTGAACTACGTGACGTGCAGGAGCAGCGCAAACAGCTTGGTGTTATCGAGGACGAACTGAAAGCCAAGATCGCTAGCCTGCTGGGTGACGGTGACACCGGCCTGATCGAGGGTCAGCCGGCTGTGACATGGAAGCAGCAGAAAAGGTCGTCGTTTGATGGGAAGGGTTTGCAGAAAACGCATCCTGATATCTACGATGAGTTCACAAAGATCAGCACCTTCCGGGTGTTGCGTATCAAGGGAGAGAAATAATGGAACAGAGAGAAGCACTACGCAAAGTCCTGACCGACTATGCGGTACCCGACCCGAAGATTGTTGGCAAGCTGCCGAAGGGTGGTATCACGCTTGACTTCGTAGGTCACGCCGACATCACCCGTATTCTGATCGAGGTTGATCCGTTGTGGTCGTGGTCGCCGGTCGCATGGGACGACACGACAGGGATGCCGAAGATTCATGTGGCGAACGGTGTCGCAACCATGTGGGGAACGATGACGGTTCACGGCAAAACGATGTTGGGTGTCGCCACCTGCCAAGCCAACAAGCCTGACCTGTACAAAGAACTGGCATCAGACTTTCTGCGGAACGCTGCGATGCGGTTCGGTATCTCGTTGTCGTTGTGGACGAAAGCTGAATGGGAAGATTTGGGTGCGACACCAGCACCAACCCCGGTCGCACGTAAAGTGAAGGCAGCCACCGAAACCCATGTCGCCACACCTATCGACGGTGAAACAATCAAAAAGTTCATCGCCGCCTGCGACAAAGCCGGCCTCGACTACGAACAAGTAGCCGACCATGCCAACATCGATCTCAAAGGTCAACTCACCACAGACGACCTGACCAAACTTCGCAACTCATTCAACACTCTGAAAGGAAACAAGTGAATCACACAATCGTTATGGGCAACGTCGGACGACAGCCCGAAGGACTGAAATACACGAACGCAGGACTAGCCGTCCTGAAGTTCTCGCTTGCTGACACACGCGGCAAAGACGAACAAAAGAAAACATCATGGTACGACGTAGTGGTATTCGACAAGCAGGCCGAAGCAGTCGCGGAACACATCAGCAAAGGTGACCGGCTGATCGTCGTCGGAAGATTCCAAGTTGACGACTACGAAAAGAAAGACGGCACCAAAGGCAAGCGTGTCGAACTGGTCGCAGAAGAAATCGGACTGTCCATCAAATACAAGCAGACCTCCGATCCCGTAGCCAGCATCGCGCGAGCTTTCCCCGGCTCCACACTCGATGAAGAAGAGTTCTGAACCTCATCGTGTAGAATGGTGGTGTCCCTCATGCGGGGAAACCGTCACTACCCACGTACCGTTGTCTGCGACACCAAACCATTGTTGCCGCAAACAACGGTTACGACGAGTTGATTTGGAGCCACGTGAGCAAACAACGTCAAAAGGGAACCAGCTTTGAAACAGCCGTAGTGAACTGGCTGAAAACAAACGGATTCCCATACGCTGAACGACGCGCATTACACGGCACCAACGACAAAGGTGACATCACAGGCACCGGCCCTCTCGTATGGGAATGTAAGAACCACAAATCGTTGTCGCTGTCCGAATGGATTATCGAGACAGAAGAAGAACGGCAGAACGCTGACGCTGACTACGGGATACTGGTCGCCAAACGGCGCGGCTACGGTGACCCGGCAGATCAGTATGCGATCCTGCCTTTGACCCGACTCGTAGCCCTGCTGAAAGCTGCCGGCTACTGACCGAAAGGCCAACATGAAACGCTTTATTGCTTGCCTGCTTCTAGCAGGCTGTATCGACACATACGCCCAACCGCCCGAAACGGAAGTTCCGGTACAGGACACCACCGCCCGTGTCAGCGTGGCTCCTACGCCCGTATACGTGCCTCTCAGGGCAGATTTTCAGCAGGTCATAACCGCCCCACCGACCACCCTGCCGGATACCCCTTGCCCTGAATGGTATGGGCTGGCGGTCGAGGTGGGCTGGTCGCCTGACCTGTGGCCCGAGCTGGCACGGATTATGTTTCGTGAATCCCGCTGCCAGCCCGACGCTCTGAACGGTTCCGATCCGAACGGCGGTTCGACCGGGCTGGTTCAGATCAACCATTTCTGGTGCAAACCCACCGCCTACACCAGTCACGGCTGGCTGCAAGATCAAGGTGTTCTCGCAACCTGCGACGAACTGTATGACCCCGAAACAAATCTACGCGCAGGGCTTTACTTGTACACGTACAGCTTGTACCGTAACCACAACGGGTGGAGTCCGTGGAGAACCTGAAAGGAACAACTATGATTGACGACATTGTGACCCGACTGCGCGAGTTTGGCGATTCGTATGGCTTAGATTATGAAGCCGCCGACGAGATTGAACGGTTACGGCATGAACTCGGTATGGCGCACGCCGACCTCGCCATGTATATCGACCGTACTGCCGCCGACGAGATTGAACGGTTACGCGCAGAGGTTGAACACTATAAGACCTTGTATTACAAGCACGCGATGGAGGAAACCCGTGAGTCGTGAAGATCATCCGGCGTTCCGATACAAAGACGCATCAAACCAATACACCCTATTCGAACTCATGGGCGAAGCCGAACAACTCATACAACTCACCAACAAAGAAATCGAACAACTCGACATCGACCTACGATTCCTACTACTCATGGTGGAGAACTACCGTGATCGGTGACATCGTAATCACCGTCGCCATCATCCTGTACACAACCGGAATCGCATGGACACTCTGGATCACACGACACCGCTAACCTACGGAAGCCTCTTCACCGGAGTCGGCGGCTTCGATCTAGGATTCGACCAAGCCGGGTACACCTGCAAATGGCAAGTCGAATGGGACAAACACTGCCAACAAACCCTCGCCCACCACTGGCCCAACGTGCCACGCTGGTCAGATGTCTGTGACGTTGACGGCACACAACTCCCACCCGTAGACATCATCACCTTCGGATCGCCCTGCCAAGACCTATCCGTAGCAGGCAAACGAGCCGGCATAGACGGCAACCGATCATCAATGTTCTTCCAAGCAGCACGAATCATCAAGGAGATGAGAGATGCAACAAATGGAATTTTTCCCCGAATCACCATCTGGGAAAACGTCCCCGGAGCTTTATCCTCCAACGGAGGCAAAGACTTCGAGACAGTCCTCGCAACGTTGGATGACTGCGGGGCATTGGCGCAATGGTGGTATGTGTTGGACGCACAGTTCTTCGGAGTCCCCCAACGGCGTCGACGAGTGTTCGTCATCTCTGTCTTTGATCCTGCAATCGCAGATCGAGCCGGGGATGGAGAAATACTTTTTGTCGGCACGGGCCGCCGCCGGAATTCTCAGAAGGTCGACCAATCACGGCAAGACGTTGCCCCAACTATTGGAGCAGGCGTTGAATGACGTGGTTCGTGAAACGACGGCGAGCGCAGAATACTGATGACTATGAAACATGGCAGCAGGGGGGGGTGTCACCAACATTGAACGCATTTGACAATACCGGAGACAGTCGAGCCACCGTCATCATCTTTGAGAACTCGTTTCGTGACGGCGCAAGAGTCGGAGACTCGATCAGCCACACGTTGCCAGCCAAAATGGGTACAGGAGGATTGAACCAGCCAATGATCGCAAACGCAACTGTCGTTCGACGCCTCACACCCACCGAATGTGAACGACTCATGGGCTGGCCCGACAACCACACCCTCCACCGAGCCGACGGCAAAACCAACAGCGACTCAACCCGCTACAAAATGTGCGGCAACGGAGTCGCAACACCCGTCGCTTATTGGATCGCAACCCAACTGAAAGAACTCCTATGACCAACTGGCACCAACAAGCAGCCTGCCGAGGACTCGACACCACCCTCTTCTTCGCAGAAAAAGGCGACCACGCCACCGCCCAAACCGCACTCCACTACTGCAACGGCGGCACCTACGACATCCTCAACGACAAAAACAAACCCATCGGACGCGGCTACACAGACCCCTGCCCCGTCAAACAACAATGCCTACAATACGCACTCAGCTTCCCCGCCGACCAAGACGCATACGGAATCTACGGAGGCTGCACCCCCAACCAA